TCTGCTTTGCTTGGGGAAAAGGTAAGGGTTAAAATCCTTAAATCGCAAAAAACTTACGCATTTGGAAAATTGCTAGAGGTTATAGAGCCATCGAAGCATAGAATTGAGCCAAAATGTAAATATTTCTATAAATGTGGTGGTTGCTCATTTTGGCACGTAGATTATGAGGCGGAGCTTGAATATAAAACTCAAAAGGTTACAGACTGCATAAAACGAATAGGTGGTTTAAATGTTGAAGTTCTGCCAACTATCGGTGGAGGAAGCTGTGAACGCTATAGAAACAAGGCTCAATTCCCTGTTACACCTGAGGGAATAGGATTTTTTGCGCAAAGAAGCCATAGACTAATTTCAATAGATGATTGCATTATTCAAAATGAAGTAAATGAGGAAATTATAAATGCCGTTCGTGAATTTATGTTTGAATTTGCAATAAAACCATACGATGAAACACAGCATATAGGCGATATAAGGTATGTTTTTACAAGGGTTGCAGAGGAAACGGGCGAAATTATGGTGTGCGTCGTTACAAGGGCAAAAAAGCTACGCCATAGTGACGAATTGGTCAAAAGACTATGTGAGGCAAATCCTAATATAGCTAGCATTATTCAAAACATAAATCAAGAGAAAACCAATGTTGCACTTGGTAATACAGATATAATTCTTTATGGCAAGCCATTTATAAAAGATAAAATTGGTGATTTGCAATTTGAAATATCATCTCATTCTTTTTATCAGGTAAACCATAAGCAAACTAAGGTAATGTATGATAAGGTTGTTGAATTTGCAGGATTAACGGGCAATGAAACAGTATTTGACCTATATTGTGGAATAGGAACAATTTCGCTATATGTTTCAAAGTATGCAAAAAGGGTAGTCGGGGTTGAATGTGTAGAAGACGCAGTTTTAGACGCACGCAAAAATGCAGAATTAAATGGAATCACAAATGCGGAATTTCATGTAGGAAATGCTGAAGATATTGCGGAAACTTTAGGCGAAGCGGATGTAGTTATACTTGATCCTCCAAGAAAAGGGTGCGACGAAAAACTGCTACAAACCATTGCGAAAATTGCACCAAAGCGAGTTGTCTACGTGTCGTGCAACCCAGCAACCCTTGCTAGAGATATGAAAATTTTAAAAGAATTAGGATATAACGCGATCACTATTCAACCACTTGACATGTTCCCGAGAAGTCCACACGTGGAATGTTTGGTTCTGCTATACAACGGGTCAGAAACTTAAAAAAATGTGTCGTCCTTAAAATCCAAAAAGGAAATAATTTTATTCAAATTTTCCAAAATGGATTGACACCATGTTATTTTTTATCTATAATGGATAGTATGAAAATAACATAAGAGGGGCGAGCGACTTTGAAACAAAGGATAATTAGCTTAAACATGAGCGTAGAGGCAGTAAGAAATCTAGAACATGGTAAAACACAACATAGATTATTGATTAAACCACAACCAGGAAACCAAGCAGTAAAAGGACCATATTACGTTATGGATTGTGGAAAGCCAATGGTATCAACGTATAAAGTGGGTGATATTATCTATGTAAGGGAGCCATGGGATGTTGTCAATGAAGAACCAGATGAAACTAAAGCTGAATATTTATATTATGCAGATTACCCGGATCCAGGGCATCAACCCATAAAGCGATGTCATAGTGTTTGGATGCCAGCCTCAAGCATGCGAAAGTTAGCTGTAAGGCATTGGCTTGAGGTAACAAATATATATCCACAAAAACTAATAACGATAACCAACGAAGAAATCAAACGTGAGGGGCACAAAAATAAATTTGATTTGATAAATTATTGGAATGAGTGGGTGTTGAGGAATTGTAAAGAATTAATTAAAATGAAAAGGCTTTTAACATATGGTTGGGATACCAACCCTTGGGTGTGGGTAATAGAATTTAAAGAAATCGAAAAGCCATCAAATGTAGATTATAGAAAAAGGAAAGTTTACAAAAAATGTGAATAAGATAAAATTCAAGCCACGGTGTCAATCCGTGGCTTTTTCACGTTCGGGGAGGAAAGTCCAATCAATCTCTATGTGATCATCAAATACAACGATTTGACGTATTAACGCAGATAAGAGGAAACGTTTTTGTTCAAGATCGGCCATGTCCCATAATGTAGATGTATTCGATAATAATTCAGCCACACCATCGGTAAGGTTTTCTTCGTCATTTTCAGTAGGTAGTGATTTTAATTGATCAACAAGTAATAATTTTTCTTGATGAAGTGTGTCAATACGACTTGAAACAACATCCATCGGAATGGTATCACTTTGATATAGATCCATGAGTTTATTTATTTGTTTGTCAATTTCAATAATTCTTGTATCTATATATTTTTTATTTGAATCAACAGATTTGTTTCTTGGTTTAGAGGTTTTTAGTAATTTATCAAAATATGAGTTATCAAAGCAGAGCAAACGAATTTCATAATCAACCATAGCCTCCAATATTTCAACTCTCCACCTTTTAGCTTTGCAGCTTGTTGATTTAGACATTTTTGAATTACTTTTCCCCACGGAATAACATGAATAATATTGGGTTATTTTATTTACAGAATGAGAATAAAATCTTGAACCACAAACACCACATCGTAAAAATCCAGACAATAACATTTCTCCACGTTTAAATGATGAGCCGAACTTTTTGTGCCTTTCCTCCCTTGTCGATTTTACTTGATCCCATAGTTCTTTTGTAATAATAGGATCGTGTGCATTCTCGATCACCATGGCTTTAAATTTAATATGCCCAAGATAAACTATATTAGATAATACAGAGGTTACAGATGAAGTATATGACCAATTACCAGTTTTATATTTATAACCAGAGGAATTCATAAAAGTCGCAATACGGTCAGTACCCATACCAGACAAATATAATTCATAAACTTTACGTACCTGCATAGCCTCATATTCATTTATTATAAGTTTGCCTTCTTTTGTTTGGTCATAGCCGATAGGGTCATATGGACCCCCATGGTATAACCCTGCTTTTGCACGTTCTATCCTGCCCATGAGTGAGCGTTCCTTGATTTGTTCACGTTCCAATTGAGCGAATACAGATAGAATACCAATCATAGCACGACCAAATGGGGTTGATGTGTCAAAGGACTCATTCATTGAAACAAAATCAACACCATTGGGTAAAAATACTTCCTCAATAAGGTAAAGCATATCACGTTGTGAACGAGAAATCCTGTCTAATTTGTAAACTAAAACAATGTCAAATTTTTTAATTTCACTAATCATTTTTTGCATAGCAGGCCGCTCAAGACTAGAACCAGAGAAACCACCATCAACAAACATATCAGCGACTATCCAATCCTTAGCCTTGCAATAAGCAATAAGCCTATCTTTTTGAGCACCAATAGAGTAACCCTCGTTTACTTGTTCCTGGGTGCTTACTCGTATGTAACATGCAACTTTCTTCATCTCATATAATCCTCAAATTCCGGGAATGCTGATATAATTAAATTTCTGAAACGTTTTGACTTTTCTTTCGGTATTATTATTGTTTCACACATACCATCATCATCTTGCAGAACAAAATAATCATTTGTACTATTTTCATTGTCGGCTTTTTTCCTACGAGTAGGATCATCCGATAGGCCAACTATAAAATCAATTGATGCATTGAAAAAAACAGCCATGGCAGATAAGGTTTTGATGTTTGGCTCTAAAAGACCGGTCTCGTATTTTGAGATGTTCGAAGATGTTTGACCTATACGGTCACCTAATTCTTTCTGAGTCATTCTTATACTCTCACGTAAATATTTTATCCTATTCATTTGTTACCTCCACAATATTATTTTATTTTAGATTTTTAAGTTTTGATTTTACAGACGGATGTATGGTATAATATTCAGCAATATTCAAAAGTTTATTATAATCAGAGAACACTAAGTCACCAAAGTTTTTGTAATTAATTTTGTCGCTTTCTGATTTAGTAATACGTACAAAATATCCAATGAATTGTGTGTCATTGCCGTAATTATCGGTAGCATCTAGTTTAAATTGTACTTGTACTTTTTTAACACCATCAATTTTAAATAGCTTTCCCATAGCTTCTACAGCGTTATATGAACAGTCTCGGATAAACTTATCTTCATCGAAAGACATCAGAGGGGTATATGTTGTTACAACAAAGACCAAACCACTGTCTTTGTCAAAAGATGAACTTTCAAGTCCCATAAATCGAGCCTTGCTAATTTCGGAAATTTTTTCATCTGTTGTAAGTATTGGTGTAGCAGTAGGTGAAGGCTTAATAGTTACAGTAGGCTTTGCAGATGCACGAGCAGAGGGAGTGGTGCGTGTAGCAGTTTCGTCTGCATAGTTATTATATGCAATCCCAATACATAATGCGAAAATTATAATTGACGAGATTATAACGAAGTTTCGATTTTCATCATTTTTAAAAAATTCAATTATTTTTTCCTTTATCATTTCTAAACTCCTTTACAAATTTTGTGTCTAAACACATTAAGGCATAAACTCCACACAAATCACGTTGCCCATTCTTTTGAGAATTCTACATCCATTTTTTTCCCTTGTTCTCTTATGAGCTCAACCATTTTGCCCTTTATATAGTCTTGATCCTCATCGTTCAATTGACCATAATAATTTAATACTTTATTCTGGTCATCATTCAATTTTTTCGTATTTTCTAGATTGTTCATCTCTAACAGGTAATCAGTTGATACTCCGAAATATTTAGCAAATGTTTTGATTATATCCCCATTAGGAGTTACACCAGCCTTCCATTTTGCTACATTTCCTCTACTATAACCTAATTTTTGAACGAGTGGAGTTATTTTTTCACTGTTCACAGTACATAAATGTTCCAATTGTTCATAAAACATAAAAAACCTCCATAGAAATTATGCAATTTTAACAAAATGCACTTTAGTGGATAATAGGTGTTGACTAATGCACTGTAGTGCATTATAATTACTATTGTAACATTCATTTTTAACAATATTTACCCATAAAGGCAAATAGTACTTGATTTTTTAATATCCACCTTTTTACATCATTATAGTTTAAAATGTTAAAAATGTCAATTACAAATGAAAGGAAGTGAGGAAAATGAAACCTGCAAAAAGAGTAATTCCGAAATGGTGCAAGGAAGCCAAAAAAGCACTGATAGACAAAGACATGGCTATCCAAGATCTTTCGGAAAATATCGGCTTTACAAGGGAACACGTATCAGCCGTTATAAACGGCAGGGTTATAAGCCCTAATACTCAAAATCTAATATGCGATTATTTGAAAATTGTTTAGTAAAGCTAGGTTGTATAAATTATACCATGAAAGGCAGATGAAATAAATGCCTAGCAAAGCACCAAATACATACTCAAATAGATATAAACAGGCCAGAATTAAAGCAGGAAAGTACAACGAACAGTTATTGACAAGAGTATCTGCAGTGAATTATTTGCCGGGGGTCACAGAAGATTGTCTTAAAAAATATGAGTTGGATATAAATAGACCACCAAATATTGTAGTTGCTTTGATGGCAGATGCTTATAATCAACCAGAACTGCGACAATGGTATTGTGCCAATGAATGTCCACTTGGTAAGGATAGAATATCAGAATCAGACACTATGCCTCCAGAGAGAGCACTTATTAGGCTGAAAAAAGGCATGAAGGAAATTGACAAAGCTATGCAAGAACTAGCAAACATTATGGATGATGGGGTGATATCGGAAGAAGAGATGGAATTACTGCCAAATATCATGGAACAATTTATGGAGGCACGTAAGAGAATTGATGAAAACATAATGGCCATAGAACGTTCTATAAAACACAAAAGTTTTAACAAATATTGAGGAGGAATTCAAATGACAACCAAATACGAAGAAAACATTCAAAATGTAATAGCGAACCATACTATCAATTTAATGCTTGAAGTAGCAGCAATCAAAGGTATAACTTTTGCACAGCAAGAGGATGGAGATGCAGGAGTAAATGCATGTGCTGAAATTATACATTGTGGCTTGAGAATATATACTAAACAAGAAATCATAGAGGCAATTAGAGATGTTGCACCAAAGGACGATATATTCCTACATACAAATAAGATGAAAAAAATAATTCGATGGATAAATAATAACAAATAAAAATCAAATTATCCAAAACAGATAATTATACTTTACAAATTCCGAAATAGATAGTATAATAGAGTTAATGATTATTAACAGGTCGAACATATAATGTTTTGAGATTGTACAGACTTGTTAATAATCAAAAAATTATAGAGAGGGGATGAGATGATGAACAGAGTAAAAGAACTGCGTATGGAAAAAGGAGCAACAGCAAATCAACTGGGAACATTGATTGGTGTGAGTACAGGCACATATTGGAAGAAGGAGGCAGGTGTTTTGCGTTTCAGCTTAGTGGATGCAAAAGTTTTAGCAGATTTTTATGGAGAAAGTATCGAAAGTATTTTTTTTGCAGAGTAAATATCTGAAATGGAATAATTTTAACTAAAATGTTCTATAAAGGAATTAAGGTGAAAAAATTTTAAGGAGGAAAAATTATGACAAACGTAATTAACATTCAAACTCAAGACGGGAATTTGACCGTCAGCAGCAGAGATGTAGCAGAGCATTTTGAAAAAAAGCATTGCCACGTATTAGATTCAATAGAGAGTTTAAGGGCACAAACGACATCAACCGAAAATTCGGTCAATCTTTTTATCGCATCAATTTATACAGATAGCTATGGTAGAGAACAAAAAGAATACCTTTTAACTCGTGATGGATTTACATTAACTGCAATGGGATTTACTGGAGCAAAGGCTCTCCAATGGAAAATGAAGTACATAGAAGCTTTTAACGAAATGGAACGAGTAATCAAACAATCTTTTGAAAACCTATCACCACAACTGCAATTGTTAATCAATATGGAACATCAACAGAAAGAACAGGCAAAAGCTATCACAAAAGTCGAAAACAAGGTAGAAAAGCTTGAGCTTAAGATTGAAACATTTTCCAAGCCACTTGAAGAAACTTGGCGTGATGATATGAACAGCATAATCAATGGTTTGTGCAAGCAAAACAATTTAAACTATCAGACATTTAGAGGCGAATTGTACAATGAATTAGAAATACAAGCAAGCTGCAATCTTAAGGCAAGAGTTAGTAGGTTAAAGGAACGAATGGACAAAGCGGGAGCAAAATACACCGACAGGAAAGCCATAACAAAGCTTCACGTTATAGACCAAGATAACAAACTTAAGTTAATATTCGAGGGAATTGTTAAAAAATATCAAATGAGATATTCGGGTTAAATCCACAAAGGAGATAAAAATGAGAGTAGATGGTATTAAATCAAATGATGCAATATACATGGCATTTATAACGGTAGCACAACAGATAAAAGAGAGAGGGGAAAAAGTTAATGAAACAAACGATGAAAACAAATCCGAACAATTCAAACAAGCATGCGAGGCTTAATATGCTTATAAGTGCGGTGGTTATATGAAAAAGTCATTAATTATTATCGCATTTTTGATTTTTTACTTAGTGGGGCAAAACGTAGAGAATGCTAACTACGAAAGAACAGCTAGGCAGATGTACCGAGAAAAGATAAGTGCATATAGGGAATATGATATGAGCATAACGAAAAGTGCCGAAGAAAGAATCCTCGACACTAGCGAAAGAAAACAAAAAGTGAGCGACCACTTAAGTTTGAAATAATTATATAACAAACAATAGTAAAAGTCAAGCTTGCGAAAATTTATGAGAAAAGGAGAGCGACTATGAGATTACTAAGATTAAAATTAGAAAACTATCAAGGACTCAAAGAATTTGAACTTAATGCAGATGGTAAGGATGTAATAATTAAGAGTGACAATGGGGGAGGAAAAACAACAGTAGCAAATGCACTCACATGGTTATTATATGACAAGGCAAGCACTGGGGAAAAAGGGTATACACCAAAAACAACCGATGCAAACGGTGATGAAGTACATTATATGCACCATAGTGCAGAGGGAATGTTCCAAAAAGATGATGGTAGCATTATTTCATTGAAACGTGATTTTTTTGAAAACTGGCAAAAGGTGAGAGGTAGCAATGCCGAGAGTTTTAAAGGGCACAACATTGAGCATTATGTAGATGGGGTCCCAGTCAAAGAAAAAGAATACAAAGATATTCTTTCTGACATTTGCGACTCGGAGCAAGCTATGATGCTGACAATACCAGAATATTTTGCAGATACTATGACATGGCAAAAACGCAGAGAAATACTACTTGATGTTTGTGGTTATATTACAGACGAAGATGTTATTAAAAATACAGCTGAACTTGCTGATTTGCCAATTTACCTATTAAAACTAGGAACAACGGATCAATACTACACCGTAGAGGAATATGCAGCCATAGCAAAATCGAAAAAGGCTGAAATCAACAAGGACCTACAAATGATACCGGCACGCATAGATGAGGCTAAAAAAGCCATGCCAGATGTCGCAGGAATAGATGCCGACACCATAGACCACTGGATCATGAATAACGAGCAGGATAAAACTACCCTGGAGCAAGAGCGAAACATGATCGACATAAACCAAACATCATCGGTGCGAGGGCAACTGGCAGACGTTAAATCATTCATGGCAGAGGATAAGGTCAAATACAACGAAACCCAAGAGAAAGTCAACGAGGAAACACGCAAGGGAATACAGACGGGGCAGACCAATATATTTGATACCGAGAACCTAATTAGAGAACTGGGGCATAAGAGGGATAACGTCAAAGACAGGATGCAGAGAATCACACAGCAGCGAGCAAGCCTGCTAGAAGAATACAACGTGGTACTGGCTCATCAATACATTCCATTTATTGCCCCAGAGATTGCCGACAACTGCCCCACTTGTGGACAAGCAATCCCAACCGACCAGATAGAGGATGCAAAGGCAAAGCACACAACAGCAGAGCAATTGCGATTAGAAGAATTTAATCTAGCCAAAAGCCAAAACCTAGAAAAGATAAATCAAAAAGGCATTACTGAGTGTAGCAAAACACTTATTACAGAACTTCAAGACGAAGTAGACAAGTATGATGCCGAAATTATACGGCTTACAGAGGTAAAGACCACAGCCACGATCACCATGGAAAACTTGAAGAGCCGAATAGTTGTAGCCGTACCTTTTGAGGACACACCAGAGGGCATAAATTACCTAACAAAAATTGCTCGGTTAAACGAAACAATAGAAACTGGTAGCAATAATGCAACCGAGGCTAAAAACGCAATGCAACTCAAAATTGATGTTGTAAATAAAAATTTAGCAGATCTTCAAGACAAAAAGGCATCAATCCGAATTGCACAAACACAGCAAAAACGAATCGAAGATCTTATGGCTAACGAAAAAGACCTTGCGAGTCAATATGAGTATATAGACCATGGTGTATGGCTAACAGAGGAATTCACCAGGGCAAAAGCTAAGATGCTGACCGATAAAATTAACAGCAAATTTGATACTATCAGATTTAAACTTTTTGTAACACAGGTCAATGGAGGACAAACAGATACATGTGAAGTCCTAGTGCAGACAACCGAGGGGTTGAAACAGTTTAAAAAAGCAAATAACGGAGCAAGAATAAACGGTGGAATAGAAATAACCAAGGTATTAAGTGACCACTGGGGAATATCAATGCCACTTATTTTAGACAATTGCGAAAGTGTTACTAGAATACAACCAACAACAGCACAACAGATAAGAATGTATGTAAACGAGGCTTATCCACAGCTTACAATAGAAACGGAGCGATCATTGAAAGTAGTAAAAGGAGCATAGCATTCAGCTTACCAAGTAATTATCCAAAATAGAAATATATTGCTTGACTAATTCCATAATAGATAGTAATATATCCATAATGGAAAGTCCATTAAAAATAAAAAACGGAGGAATCAAAAAATGAGCGAACAAAAGCAAGCACTGACAATGAAACAAGAAACAGCCGACAAGGTAGCCGACAAAGTAAAGATACTGGTACAACAGGGGGAACTTTTCGTACCAAGTAATTACTCACCAGACAACGCACTGAAGAGTGCATGGCTGATCCTGCAAAACACCGAGGATATGAACAAGAAAAAGGCATTAGAGGTTTGCACCCCGGACAGCATAGCAAACAGCTTATTCTCAATGGTAATACAAGGACTTAACCCAGATAAAAAGCAATGCTATTTCATAGTTTATGGCAACCAACTACAAATGCAACGTTCATATTTTGGTAGTATAGCAGTAGCAAAAATGGCGAACCCAAAGGTTGACGACATCATCGGTGACATAGTATACGATGGTGACGAAGTCGTCTACGAGAAACGCAGAGGAAAGACCATAATAACCAAGCACACGCAAGTCCTTGAGAACATCGACAGGACAAAGTTAAAGGCTGCATACGCATCGGTGCTTTATACAGACGGCACAGAGGAAAGCATTATTATGACAATGGATCAGATAAAGCAATCTTGGAAACAAAGCAAAACGTACCCAGTAGATGATAAAGGTGGGTTAAAAGCGACTAGCACTCACGCAAAGTTCACCGAAGAAATGGCGAAAAAGACGGTCATAAACAAAATAGCCAAGATGATTATTAACACATCGGATGACAGTACCCTGCTCGGTGCTTTTAATAAGACGGAGGACATCATCATCGAAAGCGAGGCTAATGCACGAATTGAGGAGAATGCGAACAAGCAAAGCCTAGACATTGACCTCGGAGCACCAAGAGAAGATGACGGTCCAGTAATAGATATAGACCTCGACACAGGCGAAATCATCAAGCCAGAGCAGGAAGAACAAGCACAAGATCAAAACGATGACAACAGTCAAATCCAAATGGAAGAGCCACAAAAAGCAGACTTCTAAGCAAAGAACATATCAAGGGGCAAAGGGAAACCAATGCCCCTAATTAAAAATACAGGAAGAGGAGGTTGCAACCGATGGAAATCAAGCCGATTGCTAGTGGTTCGACTGGCAACTGTTACTATGTTAGTGATGGTTTCACCAACATCCTGCTTGATGCAGGAATACCAATGAAAAAAATTCAACAGGCAATCAACTTTAAATTATCCACAATAGCAGCCACACTAATAACCCACAGGCACAACGACCATAGTAAGGCAGTAAAAGACCTAGTAAAAGCCGGGGTTGATGTTTATTCTAACAAAGATACACAAACCCATTGTGGCATTGAAAACCACCACAGGGGGCATATTTTGACACCAAATAGACAGATAGAGATCGGCACATTTATCATAATGCCTTTTGAGGCAATACATGACGTGCCGAACTTCGGATACATCATTTATAGCAGAATGACCAAGGAGAAGTTATTATATTTGACCGATAGCATGTACAACCCAGTAAAAGTGCCGGGGTTAACACACATCATCATGGAAACCAACTGGGATGAGGACACCATCAATCTAAACGTGGAGATCGGCAGAATCCACAAGGCATACAAAAATAGAACGATGATGACCCACATGTCCATAGATACGGCAGTAAATATGCTCAAGGCAAATGACATGAGTCAAGTGCAACAAATATACCTATGTCACATGAGTGACAACAATGCATTAGAGCAAGAATTCAAAGACAGAATAGCTAAAGCGACCGGGGTTGAAATAATAGTGTGTTAAGGAGGGGAAATATGGTTGACAAAGACGGCATATTCACAATAAATGTGAGGAAATGCCTACGGTGTGGAAGATTACTAACGAGCGCCGATGCAGTGAAAGACGGATACGGTCACATTTGTAAACAAAAGGCACAAGAAGAGCAAACATTAAAAAAACCAATGACAGGACAATTCAGCATATTCCACTACACTAACGATGAGGAGGAAAATAAAGCATGAAACACATAATGACAAAGGTGACATCACTAAAAGGCGATGCAAAAGTTGACGAAATATACTCGAATCTTATAGGGCAAAAATGCGAGGTTCAAAATACAAATAATGGCTATGGGTATCCCTTTCAAGTAGGATACCCATTACTTGTGCAAATAAACGGAAAGAACTACCATACATCAACAATGCAGAACATGGAAGAAACAGAAACCACACTGACCGTTACAACCAAGAACACCGTGTACTCGATGATGAAAGTGGAAGAGCAGGAGGACGTGATCCATGAATAGTTACAAAGACTCAAGAGGAGCATTATACGTTGATTGTAGCGAATGCGAACGAGGCGGAAACGGAGCAGACCAAGACAAATGCTCCTGCGGGGGCAGGGTTAAGAAATCAAAGAAAACTGGTTGTTTCAGTGGCACGTTGATGGAAAAATACACGGTGGAGGTTGATAAATTATGAAAAAATATTCATGGAATTTTAATCAAGATGATGAAATATGGAAAAATGATGATGAAGATAGCATCGAAGAATGTATTGCGAAAGCCAAACAGGAAATTTTAGATTGTAATTATAGTGAAGATGAGATACCAAGGTTAATTTTTATTGGTGAAAATATAGAATTTGTACCTTGCGTTGATATTGATTTAATGCTTGAAAATATCGAAGAACAAGCAAACGATCATTGTGGTGAAGTGGGATATGAATGGGAGGCATACAACCACAAGAAGTTTGATGAAACAGAGGAATTGCAGGATAAAATCAATAAAGTGGTACATGAGTGGATGAAAAAGTATGAATATTATCCTAATTTTTATAGTATTGAAAACATCAAGGAATATTGGTTGGAGGATGTAAAATGCTAAATAAGGTTTTATTGATGGGTCGTATGGTGCGTGACCCGGAACTTAAATACACAGGAACTAACGTGCCAGTTTGTAGCTTTTCAATTGCAGTAGATAGACAGTTTGTAAAACAAGGAGAGCAACGACAGGCAGACTTTATCAACATAGTAACATGGAGGAATACAGCAGAATTCGTGTCAAAGTATTTCACCAAGGGGCAAATGATAAACGTTTGTGGCGCTCTGCAGACACGAACATGGGATGACGACCAAGGGGTAAAGCACTACGCAACGGAAGTGATGGCAGACGAGATAAACTTTTGTGGGGATAAAGGACAGGCAGCCACAGGGGGACCAGGTGCAGGGGCAGGAGCAGGCTATCAACAACAGCCGAATGATGGGTTTGCCCCAGTAGACACAGACGATGATCTGCCTTTTTAAGCAAGGCAGAAATACATAGGATAGAGGTGTAGTGGTTTTGGCAGACGTTAAATGGATAAAAATAGTTGTTGACGTTTTCGATGATGAAAAAATAAAGTACATAGAAACATTACCTAATGGAGATGCAATTATTGTGATTTGGTTTAAAATAATTTGTCTCGCAGGAAAAAGTAACAGCAATGGATTTTTGATGATGACAAGCAAAATGCCTTACACAGAGGAAATACTATCCTCAATGTTTGGTAGGGATATAAAGTTACTAAGACTAGCACTAATGACCTTTGAAAACCTTGATATGATTGAATTTATTGACAACAAAATATATTTGTCAAAGTGGGAAAAACACCAAAATATAGAGGGATTGGATAAGGTCCGAGAACAATCACGATTAAGAGCAGAAAAGTATAGAAATAAGAACAAAAACGCAAATAATAACGTTACTAATAACGTGACAGAACCGTTACTAATAACGCAAGGTAACGGTACAGAAGTAGAAGAAGAAATAGAAGTAGATAAAGACTTAGATATAGATCTAGAATCAGAGAAAGAGCAAGAAGAAGATCTAGATCTTAAACCCCCAAAAGCCATTCAATCCATTTCAGAAATATGCATTCAGTACCTTGGAGATGCAACTGGAATACACACCATGAACGTTCAAGGCTACATGGACACATACGGTGCAGGGTTTGTAATGCACATCTTGAATGACATTAAGCCAAAGGGCGACACAATTATGTTGTCGCAGCTCATGATAAGATTTAACGAGATTGCGAACAACAACATACAGACGGTGGACGAATACATAGATTTTTATAAATTTAACAGGAGGAACTAAAATGCAGAAACCAAACAAAGGTCAGCAATGGAAAAGAGCCATGAAAGACCTAGACAACGGAAAGAATAGGAGCAAGAGCAGGACTCGAAAAAAAGGAGGTCCCAAGAAATGAAAATAGTTTACATATGCTCCCCACTTAAAGGACAGATCCTAGCTAACATAATCAGAGCCAACAAATACTGCAAGCAGGCAGCCAATAAAGGAGTTATGCCACTAGCACCACACGTTATATTCAGCCAGTTTTTAGACGACAACAACCCGGACGACAGAGAGCACGGAATGACCATGGGCATCGAATTATTATACAAGTGTGACGAGTTATGGGTTTATGGAGAGCCAAGCGAGGGAATGAAAGCCGAAATAAAACTAGCACAGGAACTCAACATGCCAATAAAATACCACGATAGCAAAGGTGGAGAATATGAAAGGGGTTAGACAAAGTGACACGTATTAAATATAGACATTGGAAAACCTTTGCAGTAAGGATGGCAAAGTATGGATTTGGAAACGTTACAAAAGAACGTAAAGCAAAAATAATCGAAGAGGTAAAATCATATTTTTATTGGCGGGATTTTCAAGGGGATTGGAAAGAGATTGAAGATTGGGATGGGAACAAAGATACTTATTATTTGAGTGATTGTGTTGATGATTTCTTTGACGAATATAGGCATTATAACAGGAAACAAGATTATTATACAGGAAAATTTTATTGCCAAATAACATCTTGTATTCGGGCAGGCATTGACGTAGCAGTAGAGCCGAGTGGTGGAGTTTTAGGATTTACTGCAGGAGATATAAGGAGAATGTTTAATGGCAAAGTTCCAAATTGGGTGAAAGAATGGTTTGAATTCGACTTTGACACAATACTTGATGGCGAACCATTGTGGCTATAAGCAGAAAAGAGGTATTACATTGACACGTTGGACACAGGCAGACATTGACAAAATGACCCCCAAAGAACAGACGGAGAAATACAAACAAATAGTCACAGGCAAACGATCAAAAGCAGCAGGCAAGCATTTTGAGGATCAGATGGAAACAGCCTGCATTCACTACTGGGCAAACGGCAAAGCACACATTGAAAAGACCCCGGAACCGTACAAGGTAATACGGAGCATGGGTGAGGGCAAGTTTTTATGCGTAATTGAAAAAGATGGTCAGCCAGATTTCAAAGGAGTTCTCGAGGGAGGACGAGCCGTAATATTTGAGGCCAAGCACACCGACAGCGAAAGAATCATGCAAGACGTAATACTACTGCACCAATGGGAGAGTTTAGACAGCCACGAACAAATGGGAGCTTTATGCTTTGTTATGGTCAGCCTTTTATACCACGGAGTATACCGAGTGCCATGGCAAGATTGGAAGAATATGAAACAACTAAACGGTCACAAGTTCGCAACGGCAGAGGAACTGGAAAAATACAAGGTGGGATTTCACAACGGTGTACATTTATTTTTAGATTAGGGGTGGCAAAATGGAAGTGTTGCGAGTTTTTAGTAAAAGAACATCATACACACCAGACGACAAGATGGTCGCAATAGGAATGCCCCCACTAGCCGAATTTATACCCAAGCATGACGAGGTGCACGTTTCCTGCATATTCACATGGGATAAGCAAAGCTGTGAGGAGTTAGCCTACCAATGGGAGAGCAGGACAAACAAGCCAGTAAAACTCGGAGGCCCTGCATTTGGGAGTAAAGCCGAGGATTTCCAACAAGGAATGTACCTTAAGCAAAATATCATTTTCACCTCAAGGGGGTGCAATAACAACTGCCCATGGTGCAACGTTCCGAAATTAGAGGGACCACTCAAAGAACTGCCAATCTTTCAAGGCAACTGGCTACAAGATAACAACTTCCTGCAGACGAGCAGCCAACACAAAGAAAAGGTTTATGAGATGCTCCGAACACAAAAAGCAATAAGGTTCAAGGGTGGATTAGAAACAAACTACCTAGACGATGAATTCATAAGCAACATAACGAGCCTAAGCATCAAGGAGTTATGGCTTGCTTGCGACACAGATGGTGCAATGCCAGCTTTTAAGAAAGCCTGCGAGAAACTCACCAAGGCAGGGTTCAACAGAAACAAGATATTCTGTTACGCACTGATCGGTGACGACATGGAGAAGAACGAAAGCAGACTAAGGCAAATTTATGAAACAGGAGCGCTACCATTTGCACAGCTTAAAAGAGATTTTAGTGACACCAAGACGGTGTACTCACAAGAATGGAATCGGTTCGAAAGAATGTGGCAAAGACCCGCAATAATAAAAGCACACATGAAAGGAGCAAGGGAATGAAAGCATATCAATGCAGTTCTTGTAAACACTTGAAAGACCTTGACGAAAAATGCGATTGCCAGATAGGAATTGACCCAAGACCAAACCACAGGGAAAAAGGGGATGCCGAACTTTGTAGGGCAAATTTTGAAATGTTAGAACAAAAGAAAATGTGGCACGAAGAATTTCACTGGGAGTGAGGGGGAGGGGAAAGCAAATGGGAAAGATGGCATGCGGAACAAGAAAAAAGATGTCTGAATCAGCAAAAAAAAGATGTACAGCAGAGTGGCGAAAGAACCAAAGTATTTCAAGAGCCACACCAATAGATGAGCAAAAAGTCATTGAAACTTATATGTTAGGACATACAATGGTTGAAGTGAGTGAGATATTAAAAACGACACCAAGAATCGTGATGAGAGTTTTAAAAAATAATAATATTACAACACGAAAAGCTGTGAAGAGAAACCAAAAGGGAGATAAAAATAACTTTTGGAAAGGTGGAAAAACCATATCTGATAAAGGATATGTACTGGTGAAAAATGAAGAACATCCAAGGGCAAAGGAATGTGGAGGGTATGTTTATGAACACATACTCATAATGGAAAACTTCTTAGGTAGGCAGTTAAAATATGAAAAAAACAACAAGTATTCAGAAGTTGTGCATCACATAAATGGTAATAAAAAAGACAATAGGATAGAAAATCTGCAAACTATGACAAAAGAAACGCATACAAAACTACACAAAGAAAAGAGGGAAAGTAATGCGTAAAATGGGTTCGCTTTTTTCTGGTAGTGGTGGGTTTGAGTTATCAGCAACGATATGTGGCATTACACCAGTATGGGCAAGTGAAATAGAACCATTTCCTATAAGGGTAACAAGTAAACGGTTTCCAAATGTCAAGCACCTGGGTAGCATAACAGAGATAGATGGGGGCAAAATAGAACCAGTGGATTTGGTAACATTTGGAAGTCCTTGCCAGAGTGTCAGTTGTGCCGGCAAAAGAAAAGGATTAATAACAAGTTGCCCAGCTTGTGGGTGGGAGCACAAAGGACATATTACAGATGAATGCCCCAAATGTGGAAAGAAAACCGACATAGCTGCATCTGCATTATTCTTTGAAAGCATAAGGGTAATTGAAGAAATGCTAGAGGCAACGAATGGAGAATATCCTAAAGCTATTATTTTTGAAAATGTGCCAGGATTGCTAAGTAGTAGTAACGGTCAAGATTTTGTCCGTGTTCTTGAGGAAATACAGGCATTGGGCAAAGGGTTTATCATTGACCCCAACATACTCGATGCACAATTCATGGGTGTACCACAACGGAGGCGCAGGGTGTACATAGCAGCCATTAATACAACATTTATAGAAAAAAACATGGAGGGAGATATAAACGATGCGCGACCCACAAATACAAACGGCAATGGACAATTATTGTTCAACTTCGATAGTGACAGTAAACATGATGACCTCGAGAGATTACGAGATTGTGCCTACGACCTTGAGCGATATCTTAGAAAGCAATGTAGACAAAAAGTATTACCTATCACCAGTAGCCTGCCAGGGGATATTACGCAGGGCAGAGGTAAGGGGCAAGGAACTCCCGGAGAAATTAAGGATAGCATTGGAACAACAAGCAAACGGTTCATGGGAAATGGAAGTATAAGTACAGCAATCGGATTTGATGAATACAACCAAATGGCAACAGGAGATATATCACTAACACTAAGGGCAAAGGCAGATAATTATAATATAGTTTTTGAACCATATGACGGAATGGATCATGGACTACCTAAAGGGGAAATTACCTATACAGGAGTACTTGCACCATTTACTTGTGCAGGATTTAACGGACATAAAAGCATAACAGGAAACATCTGCTACAATGATGAACTCGCACCATGCTTGGAAACAAAAATGCCGGGAAACGTGCTGATTGAAGAACCCATAATGTCATTCGAACCAGGGGCAGCGAGCCGATTAGGTGGACATTGCGACAAAGGGATATGTTGCACATTAAGAGCCGACATGGGAGATAACTTACCCTGCATAATAGCACCAAGTGAAATGTACGAGAACCACAGCCAAGACTCGAGGTTCACAGGACCACTAGACACAGCCTGCACGGTTGCAGCTACATACGGCACAGGAGGAAATAATCAGCCATTCGTAGTGGAGGTTCAAAAGGCATACGGAATTTGTGCATTTGCCAGTAATTCTATGAAATCAAATAACCCTAAAAGTGGAATATATGAGGCAGAAACAAGTAGAACGTTAGATTTAAATGGTGGCAACCCTGCCTGCAACCAGGGAGGAATTGCAATAGTAGAACCAGTAGCAACATTTAAACCAAAGATGTGGCAGTGCACAGACGGAGATAAAGCAAGCACGATGTGTGCCACCCAGTACAAAGACCCACCATGTGTGTGCTTGCAGGGGAGCATGATAGGGAGGCAAGACCAAAACGGCCCACAAGGTGATGGCATTAACGAGGAGGTAGCATTCACACTTAATGCAACCGATAAGCATGCAGTAGTATATGCCATTGACCGTGAAACATTCAACTGTGGGCAAAGTTTTGCAAAGAACCTCGGCATAAATGAGGATGGTGTAGCAAGTACATTAAACGCACAAGGACCATCAGCAGTAGCCAGTTTCTATCCACAGATGAAAGCAGAGAGCCAATGCTACCGGGAAGATGGGAACGCAAACACATTGATAAACGGCACTAACCCCGGATTTCAAAATGGTGTGCTACACAACTTCATTGTACGCAGGCTTACACCAACAGAATGTGCAAGATTACAAGGGTTCCCGGACTGGTGGGCAAAAGACCTAGAAACACCGAACCCTACAGCTGAAGATGTGGCATTTTGGAGGGAAGTATTCGAAACACATAGGAAAATAGTGACACAAACAGAAAAGCCAAAAACGGACAAGCAAATAATCAAATGGCTAAAAGACCCACATAATGATGGTGCAGAATACAAAATGTGGGGGAATGGAATAGCACTACCAAGTGGAATATATGCTATGCAAATAATTAGCATGATACTAGATGCAGAGGGAGGTAACGACATTGAAGAAAGATAAAAAACCAACATGCTCGCAGTGTGCATATTTTTATGATTTATTTTATGTAGATCTAACACCGGCATATATAGGACGATGCAAATACCCAAAAAATAAAAAGACTAAACATGCTACAGCAGGCATTTATAAAAATAATTTTTGCGATAATTTTAAACAACGACAATAGGAGGAATGACTATGATTTATTATTTGTGTGGACCTACTACTGGAGTAAAAGATTATAAGTGTAATTTTGAAAAAGTGGAAAAAGAATACACCCAAAAAGGGCATACAGTTTTAAACCCTGCCTGGATACCTAAGTCATTGTCGTGGGAAAAGGCTATGTCGATTGATATGGTAATTGTACAAGAATGTGAAGTCCTGTTATTGCTACCAGGATGGGAAAATAGCAGCGGAGCATTAATCGAAAAAGCATTAGCCGAAAAGATTGGTAAGAGAATAGAGAATTATGTAGAGGAGGGGTAGAGTTGGGTAGACAAAAAGAGCCATGGTGGAGTTACGTTAAGAGCATAATCGGACAATACCCCGAGTTGCAGAGAGAAATGACTTCTACGGATGAAATGAAAAACATTCAAAAGTATGAGGCAATATCAAATGCGATAAATAAAATAAGCAACATTCACCCAGACGACTACCAACAGAGGCTAAAAGTAATTGAACTAGTATATTTTAAAAAGACGCACAACATAGAGGGTGCATCAATGATAATACCTTGTCACTTAAATACAGCAGGACGATGGCAAGGGGAGTTCATACGGATAGTAGCTGATGAATTGCAACTACCATAAATAGAGGAGGAGCGACCAAATGGAAATCTACACAGCAATAACAATCGCAAGCAGAATCCCTGCAGGCTTGCTAGATGCCAAGCAGGAAGAGGCAGTGCTTAAACTAAGGGATTTTGCAAAAGGTGAAATGGAAAAGCAAGATCCCTTGAGAGCAGCCGAGGAAAAGCAAAAGTTTGTAGATAACATGAGAAAGTTATATCCACGCACAGGGGGACCCGACCGATGAGCCAAATAATAATCATACTTTGTAGTGGAGAGGCTGAACGCATAGACATTAGCAAACTTGCAGATTTAGAAATGCCTAACTTCCCGGCATTCACACTACCAAGTATGCCATCATTTGAGGATTTAGAGAACATCCGAAATTGTAAACCCGGTGAAATATGCGTGATTGAACAACCTCAAGAGAAGAACTGGTTAAAAAATAACTTGAAATTTAGGAGGAAAAGATGAAAATAATTGCTATTGCGTTATTTTTATTGATTTTATTACGAATAGACTTATAAACAAAGAGGAGGAAATGAGTATGTCAAGAATCGAAAAAACACGTTATTATTTAAACATCGCAGAAGAGGTAGCACGGAGGGGAACGTGCATAAGGCGAAACTATGGGGCCGTTATTGTTAAGAACGATGAAATCATAGCAACGGGATACACAGGGTCACCAAGAGGGTGTGATAATTGCAATACCACAGGCAAATGTCACCGAGAACAAAACAACATACCAAGTGGCACACAATACGAGCAGTGCAAATCAGTACATGCAGAAATGAACGCAATCATATCAGCAAAAAGATCAGATATGCTAGGATCTAAAATGTACATTTATGGATTTGATGCAAAAACAGGACTACCCATAGAAACACACCCTTGTATGCTTTGCAAAAAAATGATAATAAACGCAGGCATAGAACTGGTTATTGTTTCAACACCATATGAGAACCAATGCAGAGCAGAATCTAGCGAGCAATACATAAAAGAGATAAACGAAATGAACACAAAATAAAAAATATTAGGAGGAAATGACAATGAGCGCAAGCACAGCTAGAGAATTAAGAGGCATGCAGGACCGTAACATCAAGGCACTAGAGGATCATAATGCAATATTACAGGATATAAGCTCAATAAAATTTGGCATCTTCAAGATCAACGAGAATTTCAAAGAGATTCACGAAGATTTAATTAAAATAAATCTGACTATGGCAAGCAACGCATTAGAGAGTGCAAAGCGTGATAGCGAAATAGCAAAGTATGTGTTAGATTATGAAAAAGATGCAAACATGGTAATAGATAAAATTCTTCATGGTATAACACGTCATGCAATTCAGCTTGAATACTTAATGCGTAAAAGATGGTGGCAGTTTTGGAGAAAGCCAAAGCCAGTGTTAATGCCAAAAATAGAGATCGAGGAAGAAACAATAGAAGAGCCACAAGCTGAAATGGAGGAAAAAAGTAATGACAAATGTAATTAAATTAAAGTTTAAACGAGGCGAGGAGGCAAAAGGTAGGGAATATACATATTACACATCATGCCCGGTAGAGATAGGTGACATTGTGGAAATTGATAAAGGAAAATTAGGAATAGTAACAGCCATAGATGTGCCAGAAGAGGAAATATTACAGTTTAAAGAGTGGGCAAAGACAATTATTGGAAAATACATACCACAGGAAGAACCAAAGATTGTGAATTCAGACCCCAAAAATATAATATAATGAGTGCAACCGAAAGTTGTACGGAGAGGATAAAACTATGGCTAAGAAATCAGGTACCGAAAATACAATAAACTTTAAGACAGGCGCACCACCGAGGGCAATGGCAGGGGAGATCCCTGTCTTTTGTTCATTTGACGAATTAGTGGACATAGGGAAAATGACAGGCAATCCCAAGAACCCAAACAACCACGGCAAAGAACAAATCAAGCTACTAGCAACAATCATACAAGCACAGGGGTGGAGAGCACCCATCACCGTATCAAAACGCAGTGGTTTTATTGTAAAAGGACACGGCAGGCTTTCAGCAGCTCAACATTTCGGAGCAACGCAGGTCCCGGTAGATTATCAAGAATACGCAAGCGAGGCTGAGGAGTACGCAGACCTAATAGCAGATAATAGACTATCCGAGTTGAGTGATATGGACAACACCGTTCTAACAGATTTACTGGCTGAGATAGACACAGGAGAAATACCCATTGAAATAACAGGCTACACAGCAGAGGACATCGAAAGCCTTATAGCAGCCATTGGAGGAAATGACGACAGTGAGGACGACAAGATAGACGATGTGCCAGAGGAACTACCTCACAAATTGCAAATTGCAAAGCCGGGGGATATTTGGAATGTTGGACAGCACAGAATCATTTGTGGTGATAGCACTGACCCCAAAGTTATAGATAGGCTTATGGGGGAAGAAAAGGCACAATGCGTGAACACCGACCCACCATACGGAGTAAGCTACGAAAGTGATAGTGGCAAGTTTGACAAGATAGCAAACGATGAATTGACACAAGATGATCTTATGACAAAACTGCTCCTCCCAGTATTCAAGAATTATATGGCACACACACAAGCAGATGCAGCATTTTACATATGGCATGCAAGTAGCACAAGGCGAGATTTTGAGGATGCAATGAACAAGGTCGGCATAATGGAAAAGCAATACCTCCTATGGGTCAAGAATTCCATCAACCTCGGCAGAGCAGACTACCAATGGCAACATGAACCGTGTTTTTATTGCGAAAAGGCAGGACAAAAAGCAAAATGGTGTGGGGATAGAAAGCAAGCCACCACTTGGAAAGTAACAATGAGAGGGAAAGACGGCACAGCAACTGTGCTAACAGGAGGCCTTGTTGTAACAGATGGCGAGGGAAACAAGGTATTCATTGCAGAAAAGCCACCCAAGAACAAGAAAATTCGATATGTTAGACTTTCAGAGGGTCGTAGTGTTACGTTATTCCAAGAGGATAAAGCAAACACCGTGTGGGAAGTTTCAAGGGAATCAGACACAGAACACCCAACACAGAAACCAGTTGAACTGGCAGTAAGGGCAATCACCAACAGCACAGAACCCGGAGAGATTGTAGCCGACTTTTTCGGAGGTTCACACAGCACAATGATAGGGGCAGAACTAACAGGCAGGCAGGCGAGAATATGCGAGTTAGAGCCTAAATATGTTGATGTTGGACTCTTGAGGTTTGTAAGGCTAAGAGGGTTAAACGTTCCGATCACATGCGAACGTGACGACACGGTTTATGATTTCTTGGACATCTGCGAACACATAGCAACCGAGAATGGAGTGACCATAGAGGGATTGATTGACGGAACTTATAGCATACCAGGGAGTGAAGAATAATGTCAATAACTGGCAAACTTCAAGACTTGCCCGAACCTTGGGAACGTCAACTAGGGGAGGGTGCTAAACCGTTTGAGGCATTCAAAATTTATAGGGATATGGGTGTAGGGAAACGTGGCATTAGAAAAGTTGTACAAGAGTTAAACAAAAGTCATACACTAATAGCAAGGTGGAGTACCGAACATGCGTGGGTAGAAAGAGTCAACCAGTATGATGCACACCTCGACAAACTACAGCTTGAAAAAGAGGAAAAAGAACGCAAAGAAATGAGTGAATTGCACATCAAGACGGCACGGTCAATGCTTTCAAAAGCCTTAACAGGATTGCAAGCCATTCCTGCAAACGAAATGAAAGCAGCCGACATAACCAAGATGATAGAGGTTGCGACTAAGCTAGAACGACTAAGCAGGGGAGAGAGCACCGAGAGTGTGGAAACATTCGGTAAAGCAGGAGCAATCCCAGCTGTTCAGATTTACCTACCAAGCAACGGAAAGGAGGCAAAGGAATGAATGAA